AGTGATTGCGGCATAGAGCGTCAACAGCGCCGCGAACGTCAGCCATGAGATCGAGCGTCGATTGATGCGAGGCGATCGTAGATGGGTCGGCAGTATGCGGGCGCGAGACATAGACGGAGATCCGAGGCCGAACCCGAGAGGTGGTATTCCCCTGGATCTCCTCTTCCTCCTGCGTGTAGCGGACATCGATTGTCGGCGCCGAATGGTCGCGGCCAACGCCGGACCAATCAGTCGCGCCGTACTTGACAGAATACGTCGCGCCAAGCGAGGCAAGGAGAGCGTCGCCAATCGCCTTGATCAGGATTCCCGCCGACGTGCTCATGACCGCACCTTCGGCAGCTTGAGAAGGTCAGGGTATCGCTTGCGGACGATGGTAGCCCATCGGCCTTGCACGGAGCGGAGAGCGCGCCAGATGCCGCGAACGCCGTGTTGTCCGCGTCCACGAGACCCGCGTTCGGCGGCGGCATATCCGCCAGTTGCGGTCAGGTATCCGCCGCCGTTTTCATCGACTCCGGCCTCAAGATCATCTTTGATGGTTCGCCCAGGCTGGATGGCGAGAAGGTATCCAACTCGCTCTTCTGGTGGAGCTGTAGCAAGCTCGTTTACGAACCCCTCAAGGGCTTTCGTTCGCGAAACAAACTTGCCTTTCACGAACAACTTTTGTTCTGTCGTGATTTCCGTCACGACTTCGCTAGGTTGCAGTTTGTGCCATCTTCCACGCTCATCACGCCCGAACGGCTCCCCGTATCTGCTAAGTTTGCGCGTTTTGATCAGGCCGTGCGTTGCGCCTGGCGGCGTGGTGTAGTTGATCCTGCTCCCGTTTTCAACGGCATATGCCCCGGAGACGATGTAGCGAGAACGAAGCACGATGCCAGCCTGCTGGAGTATGGTGCCGCTGGCAAACCCAAGCATCGCTGGCGTTCGCTCGCGAGCTTTTGACATGGTGGCCGCAAGCGTGTTGAGAGACGCGCCAACAGCCTTCCAATCTATGCCAGCCTTGCGAGCCATCAGAGCCCGTTCTTCTCCACGAGTCCGCGCAGGCATTCAAGGCCTGAGCGGGGGGAGTACGGAACGCCAGCGTCGCGCAACTTCTTGCGAAGCGAAACCTTTTCCGCCTCCTCGTCGGGCGCAGATTCGGCCTCGTCTTCGCTGTCCGGATCCCCCTCGAATTCGGGGAGATCATCGGGCTCGTCGGCAGGAATCACCACGGCTTCGGCGGGAGCCTGCGGAATGGATACGACGGCAGGAGCGGAGACTGGCGCCACGACGCCGGCGAGCCAGTTCTCTTTCCACCTGCGGCGCTTGAGCGTGCCATCCAAGGATAGTGCCGTCACCTGCGCGATGTCGTGGCCAGGATTGTCGTTGAGGGAGCGGATCAGGTCGCGAGTAAATTCGCGGATTTCGCCCTTCTCTCCGGCCTGGAGTTCGACCGTTCCGTCTGCCTTTTCGATCGCAAGGATCGCCAGTTTCTTGATCATTTCGGTGTTGCTCCTGGTGGAGAAAAGAGAGCGGGGCGATTTCTCGCCCCGTCGTCAGCTTACGCCGACTTGAGGATGGTCAGCGCGGCAGTCTGACCGCGCGAGATGCCGAACCCGACGAACCCGCCGATGTAGACGTTGCCGTCGTTTCCGTCCCAGATACGGGTTGTCATGGTGATTCCGGTCGTCGCCTCGGTGAAGGTTCCGATCTGTGCGTAGGTGGGCGCCCAGGGGGTCGAAACAGCCGACGGAGCGAACGCCACGGCGAACGCTTCGGGAGCCGCGAACCAGCCTTCAAGCGCGGCAACGTCGCTAGAAGCGGCGATGCTGGACGCCTTGTGCAGGCGGAAGCCGTGCACGCTCGGAATTTCGTTCCGGGTGATCACGCTGTCGCTTCCGAATGCGTAAGCAGCCTGGATTGCGTTGTCCTTCGACAGCGCGCCGTAGTAGGTGGGCTCGAACACGCCATACCTGCCGAATTCCGAAGCCTTCGCGACAGAAAGCCCGGTCGCGAAATCAGCGACATCGTCGGCGTCGAAGTTCACAACCGGGATTGCAGCCTGGACGTTTGTGAACGCAGCGGCGGTGACCAGTGCATTTTGCATCGCGAACATCTTGTTTCCGATGGCGCGACCAATCACAGGCAGGTATTCCGCCACCAGGTCAACCGGAGTCTGTCCGGCACTAAGCTGGTTCATCTTCATGATGTGGTAGACCTGAGTCATCGTCACATCGATCGCCGTGGTGCTGGCGGAATCGGTCGTCCAACTTCCGTCGCCCTGGGTGTATTCGCGCCCCGTCTGCTCGGCGAACACGTTGACGGAAACCGTCTTTGCGGCGGGGTCCTTGGTAACGCGGACGGTTGCGTCCAGCACAGGACCGATGGTGGACACAAGGGCGGGGAAAACATCCCTCGACACCTCAGTCATGTTCAGAGTCGTGATAGCCATTTCTTACCTGCCTTCCTGGATTTCTTTGAGGTGAGCCTTCCGGTATTCGGCGGCTTCCGAGAATTTCTTTTCGTCGTACAGCGCTTGCCACTTCGCGGAATGGCTCATGCTGCTTTCGTCGACAATCTCGACGTGTGGCAGGGGAGCAGGAGAATTGTCCATCAACCCCTTTGCCGCGAATTCTTGGGCGCCCTGGACCTTCGCATCCTCCAGCGCCTTGACGTGCTCGGCCTTCATCGCCTCGATTTCGGTGGCGTGGGCGGTGGTCAGCGCGACCTTTTCCGACTCCAGAGCGGTCACCTTGGCGGCAGCGTCAGCGAGGGCCGTGACAGCCTCCGTCAGCTCTGCCTGAACTGCGGTCGAGTCAACCGTGATTCGGGCCACCAGGCGGTCGAACAACCCGGGCTTGCTTGTGTTTTCGGTGGGCGTCACGGACATAGTGACCTCCTTGGGGGTTTTGCGGTACATGGTCCGCTCGGTGAGTTTTGCGAAGGCTTTGGCTTTGCCGGAAATCTCATCGCAAAGCCCGCATTCCATCGCCTGTTCAGCGGTGAGCCAAGTCTCTTCGTCCATCATGGCTTGCGCCTTCTCGATGTCGATCTTTCCTCCCGACGCAGCGGAGTAGAGCTTTGCCATTTCGAGTGCAATCGCTTCGAGCGTTTCGGCTTCCTTGTACATGTCTTTGGCGGTACCGCCTACCATGCTCCAAGGGTTGTGGATCATGAGCATGGTTCCGGGCGCCATGACACGGCGAGAGGCGCCGACAAACGGAATGGATGCGGCGGAAGCGGCGAGCCCGTCGATGATCGCGGTAACGTCGCCATGATTGCGGACAAGAGAGTAGATCCCCAGGCCGTCAAAAACTGACCCGCCCGGAGAGTTGATTCGCACGGTGACGGATCCGGCGGGCGCGCCCATCAGCGCGCGGTGGAATGACGCAGTCGAAACATCCCAGCCGATTTCCCCGTAGATGGTCAGATCAGACATCGTCGTCGTCCTTTTCTGGCGCCTCGACAGGAGCCGGCTTTTGTGAGTCGGGCGAAGCCTTCGGGATCTTCAGCTTTGCGCGCTGTTCGGCCTCGTACTTCTCGACGGACAAATTTTCATCCACGACTTCGAAAGCGTTCTTACCGTTGGCCGCGCAAATCTCGATGATCGAGCTTTGGCCGGTCGCAACCGCTTCGGCATTGGCTCCAATTTCCTTCGGGCGGTCGATCCATTCGCGTTCGTCGAAGTCCCATTTGTGGGCGTAGAGATCGGCGGAAAACGGGATTCGCCCAAGCGCCCCGGTCGCCCATGCATATTGGATCCCGAGCCTGGCGGTCTCGTCAAGGATCGCGAAAAAGCATTCGCGCCAGTCGCGGATTGCTTCGCGAACGAGGAGTTGGATCCCTTTGGAATTCGAGAAGTTCAAATCCTTCCAGAGTTTGAAAATCTCCTCCGCAGGAAAGCCGGTCATAGGCGCAATTGCGCGAAGCTGCCCCTCTACATACGCCCAATACCCGGAATTGACCGTGGGCGGCGTAACGATTGAGGCGTCTTCGCCAAGCCCCAGGGACAACATCGACCCGTGCGGCGTGTTGCCGTAGGAGCGCCCAAGCAACTGGTCAAGCCCAGCCTCTCCAGCCTCATCGACAGACGAATTTTCAAACGCGTCCGCGATCGCTTTGGGGTCAGGGGTCTTGATGACCATCACCACTTTTGCCGCCTGATCAGCGCGCCGAAGTTCGGTCCTGCGGTACTCGCGGCAATCCTTCAGGTCATGGATCCCTGGAGCCAGAAGAGGCAAGCCGCGAGATTGACGGGGGCGGTACACGCCGGGCCGCTTGAACATGTAGGAGTTGATCCGCCCATTCTTGCGGGATGGAAACCAGTAGAAGTCTTCGCGCCGGTTCGCGCCGCCTTCGTCGGCATCTTTGCGGACGTAGTAGCCAAGGACGCGGCCAAACTTGTCGTACCCGACGCCAAGGCGGCACGTCGCGCACTCGGGATGCGTGGACGGCGTATCGATCCGGCGGGCGTCGACCAGGTCGATGCGTGGGCCGGATCCGTCGCCAACGTCAGGCCAGAGGATCAGGACATCGCCGGACATGTTTGCGGCGTTGACAATCCCGTCCATGACCTGCTTCAGGCTGGACACTCCGTCCCATCCAGCCACGCGGGACCAGGAGGAAAAGAAGGCGTCAAGCGCATCAGAGATCGCGTCGCCTTTGTGGGTCGAGCGGAATCGCGGACCGGAGCCGACCACGTCGCGACAGATTACGTCAAGAATCCCGTAGGCAATCGGATCATTGCGGACAAGGTCCATCGACCGGGCGCGCAGCTTCGGGAGCCCCATCGAGAGGTCGGAATCTGGCGCTTGCTCAACGGGATCAAACCGGGACGAATACGCATCGCTCCCGGCGCCGTCAAACGGATTCGCCCACATTTTGACTGGTTCGCGCCGACGCATTGAAGCGACGCGACCAAAGTCTTTGCGGGCAGGGGCGCTCAACGGACCGCAGCCAGGAAGAGGCGGCGACCGCGACCATCAGTCGAGGCGTTTTCGATGGCGACCTTATTGGTCACCCAGTCGACATGCCGCTCCAGTTCCAACAGATTCCGGAACGTCTGCGCGACGCCATCAGGGCCAACAGGGGACACGGATTGCAGGGCGATTGTTCCGGCGTTGACGCCGGAGACGATCGCATCAAGCACCTGCGTCTTGTACGCCGTCCATGTGGTAAACGTCGCCATGGACGGAATATAAACGCAAAAACCCAAAAAACACAAACAACCCAAAAAAACTAAATGCGCTGGCTGGTGATCCTCTGGGCATTCGCCGACCGGGCCGCAGCCATCCGCGCGAGAGGCGACAGGCGCGGCGGAGCTGGCGCAGGGGGCGCGGCAGCAGGCGCCACAGTATCGGCTACGGCAGGCGCGGCAACGGGCGCGGGCGCCGCTTTCCTCGCTTGCAGGTCGAGGCATTTCGCGTGACCAGCGGCGGCAGTTGCGTAGACCAGGCAATCTCGTAGGTGGTTATTTGAGTCGTGCGCGACCCACTGGTACCGGAGCGTGCCATCCCTGGATTTGACCTGTTTTTTCCGCTCGGCGGTCAGATGCCGCAGGAGTTCTGCGGGCGGGTTTGCAGGTAGGTGCATCGCACCGAATTGGCGCCCAGGATCCGCCTCGAGAGCCGCCGCGAGTTGGTCTTGCCAGTAGGTCGTATTTAACACAATTAGCTGCACTCTCCCCGCACAAAAACCCGTCCAAGGGGTCACATTGACATGACCAGTCCAGAATCGCCCTACGGGACGCCTGAGCTAGACCCTCTCGGCAATGACTGGAAAGCCCGGTCTGAGCGCGGTACAGCCATGATCCGCGAGCAGTCCTATCTAGAGCGTCGAGGCGCCTTTGTCGACATCGGACGAATGCGTCAGATCCTTGTCGACCTGTCGGCGGATGCGATCGGCGTCCTATCTGGCGTGCCTGACGCGCTGGCCGCTGCCGGTGCTGACGGGCAAATGATCGAGGCGGCATCGCAAAAGATCCGCGACGCTATGTCTACGATCTCGCGTGGATTGGAGCGGGCTGCAGACGCTGCATCATCCGCCTTATCGGTCATGGAGGCGGAGATCATGGCTCGTGACCCTGGCGAATCCGCACCAGCCCCAGAGTCAAGCGGCGCCGCAAAAGTCCGCAAAAAGGGCGGCGGCCCTCGCATCGGAAACACAAAACCGAAGCCGCCCCGATGACTCCATACCCGCTGACCGGCGAACCTGCCTATCTGGAGGCCAGAGGATTCGCGGCCGCCCTGCAAGGTCTCGCTGACGCCTGGCGCAACATCTGGACGCCACGCATACCGCCTGACATCGTGGAATGGTGCGAGGGCGGCGCAATTGTTTTGCCTGCCTCTGTGGGCTCCGGCGGTCGTGGTGGGCGCCTTTCGTTCGCGCAACGGCCATACTGGCGTACCGTTTTGCGCTGGGTGACGAGTCCAGAAACCCAGGAGATCATTGTCGTTGTCGGCTCTCAGTGCGGTAAGTCCCTGCTTGGCGCCGCAATCGACGCCTACTGGGGCTACTGGTATCCGTCCCCGATCCTCAATCTCCACCCCTCAGACGACCACGCGGAGGACTACACCCGCGACCGTTTGCGCCCAATCTTCCTGGCTTCTCCTTTTGCGGAAGGGTTGCGGGCCGCTGACCTTCGCTTGGGTGGCGTCACGTTCGCGAGCGGATCGACACTCAACATCTTCGGCGTCGGCTCGCCCAACGCGCTCAAGGGTCGCCCTGCCGGACTGGTTGACTTTGACGAATACGACGAATCTTTGCGCTACGCAAAGCAGGCTGGATCACCATTTGAACGAGCGCGAACCCGGACGCGGTCCTATGGGCGTAATGGAAAAATCGTCGCGAAATCAACTCCGACTGTTGACGACTCCGGAATCTGGGAGCTGCATTCGGACCGCGATTGCCAGCAATGGGAATGGCATGCGCGATGCCCGCATTGTGGCGGATTGCAATTGATTGAGTTGGCCAATATCAAATGGCCTCGAAGTGAATCAGGAGAAACCAGCGAATCACCTAAAACGATAATGTCGCGCAACCTTGCATGGTACGAATGCTCCACGAATAAATGCAAGTGGAATGATTCAGACAAAATCAAGGCGGTCGCAAATGGGATTCCAGTTTGCATAACTCCGGAGATACCGGATCTTAGGCGAAGCATTCACATTCCGGCGTGGTATTCGCCTGACGTTTCGCTCTCGTCGGTGGCCGCGCAGTTTCTGATTTCGCTTGGCGACCCCGAGGCGGCAAAGCAGTTCCGAAACGAATGGATGGCACTTCCGCGAACGGAAATTGTCAAGTCCGGGTCGACCGACCAAGCGCACCTCCTGAAGAAATGCGTCGCCTACTACAGTCAGCCCCCCCCCGTTTGGTGGCGAT